CCTGACCGCCAAGGCTTTGCTCACTAGACTTCTTCATCATAATGGCTTTCAGGCTAGATTTAAACGCTTCAAGCTGGGCTAATTGACCTTTGGCTTTAGCGTATTCAGGTGCGTTTGTGTATATGTAATTAATTGCTTCGTGTGGATCATATTCTGTCATTTAGTCGCTCCGTTAATAATTCCCATGCAATTGCTGCCACTTGTGGTACTTGTCCGTTCCCAATGGCTTTAAGTCTGTCCACTCTAGCGGCCACCCCATCAACCATTCGTACAGGCTCGGGTTGATTGAAGATGGTATATAAGTCCCATTTTTGAGTGCGTTTTTGTGCGCCCCCGACCCGCCTGCATTGCCCCCCCCCGAGGGAGTTGTTGGTGTTGGCCATATTGCTTCCTTGCGTTTTTTCAACGCTTTTCGACTGTTGCTTCCCCCGCTTGACCCCGTTGTCGGTGTGTGAAAAAACTTCTCGTTGTCGGGCAACAATCCATATTCTTTTTCTGTGGTGCTTTGCTCCAATATCTGACGCTCCCAGCACTCCCCATTCAGCATCGAACCCGAGTTTGGCCAAATCCCCGAGAACTGTTCCCAGTCCTCTATGAGTGAGCATTGGTGAGTTTTCCACAAAGACAAACTTGGGTCGAACTTCGTGAACGATCCGTGCCATTTCTTTCCACATTCCTGATCGTTCTCCGTCAATTCCTGCTCCTTTTCCTGCGGCAGAGATGTCTTGGCATGGAAATCCGCCCGATACAACATCAACAATTCCTCGCCACGGCTTTCCGTCAAAGGTTTGAACATCATCCCAAATCGGGAAACTTTCGAGAAGTCCGTCATTTTGTCTTGCGCACAATACGCTTGCTGGGTACTGTTCCCACTCGACAGCGCAGACGGTTCTCCATCCGAGTAAGTGTCCCCCAAGTATTCCACCACCAGCACCTGCGAAAAGAGCCAACTCATTCATTTTCCTAGTTTTCTTTTGATTTCTTGTTTCATTTCATCTTCAACATCAGGGTATTGGGCAAGCAATCTAACGACCTCATCCCACCCCCTGCGTTTAGCAACACCGATATACCAGCTAGAAAGATAATCAAGCCTGTTCTTCCAATTGCTTAATTCTTTGGCTGATCCTTGCCCGCCATTGCTGCCAACCTTCTCCTGCATACGCCTGTACTCCCAATTCTTGTGCTTTTGCTTTAGTTAATTCTTCGCTGGAATACCAAGGCAATTCAGGTTTTTTGACCTTCTTGACTTCCATATCCAATTCATCTTCCCATCGACCCTGATTAAGCCAAGTGGCAGGATGTGGAATAAAGTCTTTTTCGGTCTGTTTTAGCTTCCAGTATTCAATGTGCGTAGAAAGGGCTAAAAACGCATCTTCCTGCTCTTGACGGGTTAGCCTGTCCCATGACTTTTCAGCAGCCCTGCGCCCCTGCTTTCGAGGATATAGGCTATAAAAATCAGCAAAGTTCATTTTTCTTGTGTCTTTCTTAATTCCGCAACACATTCATCTAAATATTCTTGACCTACTTCAATCCCCTCATAACCCAAAATTTGATGTAATGCGGTAATTTCATCTGTTTGTTTGCGTAGCATCTCGGCTGCTTTTTGAATGTGCGTACCTGAATAAAATTGTTCTAATCGGTCTGCTAAATCATTAGTGTTCATTTCTCACTCGCTTTCTTTAGTATTGCTCTAGCAAAATTTATTTTTGAGTTATCGTTATTTAAAGCAACATCAAAACATTCTTCAATTATTTCCTCATCTGTTAAATCTTTATTTACAGTAACTTCGCCAGCGTTTACATTGATGGTCAATGATCCATCTTTTTCGGCAAGAATACGATCTTCAGTAGTAAAAGTAGTCATTTGTTCACCCAAAAATAAAGAATCCCAGCAAATACCATCAGGGTTGCAAATATGGCAAATACCCCAATAGCAAACACAATCATTATGGTTTCGATCATTGCATAACTTTGACGCTAGGTGGGCTTGGCGGTGTCATAGGCACGGTATAACTAGGAACTCCGATAGCTGCCCCTGACAATGTTACGATTTGGTTGGGGTAAACCGTCAATGGTTGGACTACCGTATTGCCTTGCGGGGTTAATACATTGACCGTATTGCCATTCTGCTGAATGTAGCCAGTAACTTGGCCTTGTGGGCTTTGGATTACATAAGTTTGGGCGTGGGCAGGTACGCCATAAGCAAACATCGCACCAATAATTGCACCTAATACGCAAGCACCTAATAAATCTTTCATTTTCTATTCCTTTTCTTTTCCACTCGTTATTGAGTAACACCAGTTTATTAAGTTATCTTAACTATTGCAAGTATTATTTATTAGGGATAAACCCTAGTGTTGTTTTTTTGTATATATAAGAAGTTACTTGCTTTTTGGTGAACGAACCTAGCCTTCCTAGATTCGCCTTCAACTGTTTGCTTTTCGGAGCCACAGAACCCGCCAGTCGTTCGTTGAATAGGCACTAGCTTCGCCACCTATATTTGTGCTGTTACATCAACTATCCCACAGTAGCACTTGTATCTTGAACGCTGTTGTTTTTAGCCGACCAGTCAAGACCAAGCGGAAATAGAAAAAGCCCTTCAAAGGTAGTTTCTAAGTTGAACCCACTTTAGAAAAGACCAGCCAGCCTTTCCAAAATGCTCAAAAACTACCCTTCAAGGGCTTTAGGCTGGTATTTTTACTAACGGGGTTCAATCCGCTTACCAGCAGTATATACTAAATTAATCTAACTCAGGCCAAATTAATTTATGGTTGTGCGGAAATAAGGTTTTACGGGTAATTAGCCCGTGCGATTCTTTTTCTAATGTTGCAGCCAAGATTACCAGTTTATCTATTGGTATCTCACCGTTTTGCCACATAGATACTGCTGGCACAGATACCCCGACCATCTTAGATATACGGGTTGGGCCACCTAAAAGTTTAATTATTGCAGTTGCGTTCATAGTTTAGCTATCTTAACAAATAAACAACATTTTTGCAAATACCTGTTGACTTGTGGTTTAAGTTACCTTAATATGGTCTTACCCTACTTAGGGTGATAACTACCCTAGTTAGGGTGAAACAGAAAGGTAAATTATGAGTGATTATGACCAGCAGTTAGCAGATCAAATACAGATGCAGTTTGAGCTTGATGAAGTATTTAAAGACTTGGAAGAAGGTGTATTTCTTACCGAGCGTCAAATAGACCTATTACGCCATTGCTGCGGATATGTCGCACCTAAACGAAACGACCATGTAGACCCTTTATTGCGTGATGTCATCAATGACTTCGGCAGTTGTTTTGGCAACCCTTTAAATACATTCCCAACAATTTGGAGCAAAAAATGATTATTACCGATACGCAAAAAGATTTTAAGATTGCCCCTGCTGGCAACCACATTGCCCGACTGTACTCCATTATTGACTTAGGTCATCAAGCTACAGAATGGAAAGGCGAAACCAAAATCATGCACAAGGTTGTGTTTACTTGGGAATTGCATGGCGATGACGATGCTGGTGAGCCACTAAAGACCGATGATGGCAAGCCGTTAATTGTGTCTAAACGCTATACAGTCAGCCTTGGCGATCAAGCAAGACTGCGCCAAGACCTAGAAGCATGGTCAGGTAAAAAGATGACTGCGGAAGATCGCAAGAACTTTGACCTTAAAGGTTTACTAGGTAAGTTTTGCATGGTAAACATTACGCATAGTGAAGATGGTAAATACGCCAACATTAGCGGGATTAGCCCAGTACCGTCTGCTTTGCGTAGCGCACAGCCTGAAGGCATTAACCCTACCAAGATGTTTTGGCTACAAGAATTTAGGCAGGATGAATACGATGCGTTGCCTAAGTATTACAAAGAAAAGATTGCAGAAAGTAGTGAGTGGCGGGGGCAAAAACAGCGTGAAGCTGCTGTTCCCAAGATTGAAGATGATAACTTGAACGATATTCCCTTTTAAGGAGCAACATTATGAAAAAATTATTTGTAGGCGTTTGGCTTTCAATGGTAGCCACTTTGGTATATGCAAACTGCACTACGCATACCATTAACTCAGGTGGTCGTTTTATGACTTGTACAACTTGTTGCTATAACGGCAATTGCAACACTACTTGCTTCTAAGGCTCACATGATTGTTAAAGAAAAGGTGGTAGAAAATGGCCATTGGTACACAAAAGACGGCACTCCAGCCTATACAACCATCGGCAAGACTGGTGAACGGGCAACCACGCTTCGTGACGCACGGAAACTCGGACTTCTGCCAAGTGTTACAACAATTAACGGAATGTTATCGAAAGCAGGGCTTGATACATGGAAACAGCAGCAAGTCTTATTAGCTGCTTTAACCTTGCCCCGTATGGAAGGCGAACCTGAACAGGAATGGCTTTCCCGTGTAATGCAGGATTCCAAGGCTACTGGTCGTGAAGCTGCGGAACGGGGTACGGCTATCCATGCAATTATTGAGGGGTATTTCGATCAAGTTTATATGCCTGAAAAGCCAGCGTATTTAGACGGGATTGATAAAGCCTTGGCAAGTGCGTTTGGCGAGCAATTGTGGCTGTCTGAGAAGTCTTTTGGGCATCCGCTAGGGTTTGGTGGCAAATGCGACCTAATGGCTAAAAACGGCTTTGTAGTTGATTTCAAGACCAAAGATACAGACCTTGATAAAGTAGATGTGTACTTTGAACATGAGATGCAACTGGCAGCCTACCGTGAAGGTTTAGGCGTTCCATCAGCACGATGCGCTATTGTGTTTGTAAACGGCACGACTAATCAGGTAAAACTGATAGAAGTTGAAGAACAAAAGCTACAAAATGGCTGGGAGTGCTTTCAACATCTACTACGGGTTTATCAGATCAAGAACGGAATATAATGCGGTATGGGCGGCAGGAGTAGACAAAATCTATGCTCCTTCACGGGACTGCCGACCCACCATATAAGGGCGTTAAGCCGCCAAAGTAGGATGCAGTAAGTTAGGGTTTTTGCGGCTTTCCACCTAACAGCTTGCAACTGCCAAATACTGCCCTGTTGTTTTTTTGTCATTTAATGCTTGACAAGTTAAGATAACTTAATTATTCTGTACTTACTTTAACTGAAAGTGAGATAGAAATGCCTAAATTAAATAACTATGTAGTTTCCTTGTATTGCGGTGATACCTACCTTGATGTATACGGTAGCGTTGATGAAGATGAACCCGATGTAGGTTATATCGGTGGCGTTGACATTGAAGATGTTTGCATAGCTGATACCGAAACCAGCGTACTCGAGATGATTCACGGTTTAGGCGGCTGGGCTAAGTTTGAGAATAGCGTTCAAGAAGCCTACGCAGGAAGGAATGACGCATGAATACCCCATACAACACAGGCAAGGTTCAAATCGGCAAGTATTACCAAAAGCCGTACTATGTCGAGCAGGATGACGATATGCTGCTTATTCAGGGCTGGTTGATTGGTGACAGCAAACAAGCCAAAAGAGAGCGCATTGCCAACATAATTTACTGCTGCTTGCTGGTTGGAATGGTCTTTTTATCTATTTTTGGCGCATTGGATTGATATGCTTGCCGAGGATAAAAAACAACGCTTAATTGACATTGTGGCTAGTAATCCTGATAACTATAGACTTGGATTTGACGAATGGATGCCTAAAAACTGGCACATTATTGTGGCTTTTTTCCATGAAGCAAATCGAGTTTGGGGTTCGGGTCGCAGACACCACTCAGCAAGGGATTTATGCGCCTATTTACGGCATGAATCGGCTATATCTGAGGCTCAAAACAAAAGCCAAATGAACCCAAAGCCATTTAAGATCAGCAACAATGTATCGCCTTACCTTGCTAGGCTTTATATTGCTGTATTCCCTGAACGGGATTGCTTGTTTGAGTTAAAAGAATTAACTGCTGATTAAGCAAGTACATCTAGGGCTTTGTTGATCTTAACAATACGGTCATCAATCCCTATTTTGCCGCCATTAATTCTTACGGTCAGGGTTGTAATGTCCATTGCATCAGCCAAAGCATTTAACCCACGCTTATTCCAAAACCACCCAGCAGAAAGAGCCGCATAGCGGGGTTGTTCTACCAGTTCAGGGTTAGCTACCAAATCCTCACCAATCGCTTCTCCAAACGCCCTGTAATTGTCTTTACCAGTCAATTGAATTAATCCACGACCAATGTATTTAGCACCGTCACCATCTTCGGTGTTTCCCATTCTGCCTGAATACACTTTATTGGCAATCTTGGCAGGCTGCCGTTCGTATTTTTCAGCCATATCCATATCCGGA